GTACCACGGTCCCCAACAAGGGAACTTAATCCCTTTAGGGATGCGAGCACTGCCTCTGGATGGCCGCCACGGACCGTGGTTTGTCCGGTTTGCTCGTCCACGCTGAATGACGTGCCAGCAGTCCCAAGGTTGGTTTTCATTTGAGACATAACCGAAGATGCATTGCCAGAGGTAAACTCAATACCGCTATCAGACAGGAACGTCAAGCCATTGCCGTGGATACGGTTTGCCAGTACAACAAGTTTATTAGACATGTCTGTGCCGGCTGCCGCAAATCCTGCGTCGAGCAGTTGTGCAACTTTCCCGTTTGCCTCTACGACTGCCTCAGCAAAGAGGTTATCCAGGTTGCCGCCGCCAACGCTATTCATAAGGTCGCCATAAAGCTGACCACCGGCTCCTTGTCCCTTAAGCGCGGCAAGCTTCTGCATGAACTCGTAGTGCGGCGCTGGGCTATTGCCATCTACTTGATTCCAGATCTGGCCCATCTCGTCCTTGAACGGACCATCGTAAGCTTCGATCATTGCCTTTGCTGCAGCGTCGACATCGGACATTGCACCCATAATGGCCTTCTCGTAATCCGCGCCGGCCTTCTTCTCGTCTTGCTCCTTGGCAACCTTATTGATCTCAGATTGGATCTTTAGAATATTTCGATAAGCCTCGCTGTCCTTTGTAAAGCCAGCGTTGAGCGCCGCTTGAAGCTGCCCACCAAGCCACTTGCCATACGACGCATAGGTGATGTCTCCGTTATTCAAGGCGGTTTCTTTGCCGTCACGGTCTACGTTGAACCCGGCTACGAACACTGCTCCCTTGAGCTTATCGGCCTGGGTGATATCTCCATTGGCTTCTAGCTCAGCGATTGCGCTGGCGGACCAGTCCCTGACGTCGGTTAGTGTCACCTCGTCAATGCCGCGATTCTCGAAGCCATCACCAAGAAGTCCGAAGTCCACCTTTGTTCCGTTGTTCATGGAGTCGATTACCAAGTTTTGCACGTCAGTCTTGTACTGTTGTTCAAACGATGATAGCTGAGATCGGAGTGTCTCGTACTCAGTGGACCCAGGCGGGAAGCCTGCAAGCATAGACTGGTAATAGCTCAGAACAAACTTACCGTCAACGTTCTGACCGTTGAACTGGGCATTGTACTGCCCGGCCTTCATGTTGGTCTGATACGCCGTCAAGATGTTCTGAAGCTCAGTCTGCATCTGCTCCTTGAGCAGCTGGTAGACAAGCATTGATAGGTTCTGTGTTGTTCCTGACCGTCCAAAGCTACCGCGTCGTGCCATCTCTTATTCTCCTTGCTGTGGCACGCCGCCTTGAGCGGCCTGCAACATTGCCATTAGATCAGCTCCACCACCCTGCGCATTCTGTGGCAGGGACTCTTCTGGCGGCATAGCCTGCTCGCTAGGCGAGTTCAGCATTGGCATACCACCAGCCGGAGGGTTCATGCTGGCCATAGCTTCCATAGCGCTGGCCTGTTGCTGTTCAGATAGCTGCTGAGCCCCAGCCGGAGCCTGCTGCTGCATCTGGTTGAACATCTGAATGAGCGAGCCCATCGTCTGTACTGCTGCAGGGTTGAGGGTCGCATCAGTCTGCTCGTCGCGGATGATCTCCTTCTCGCCCTCTGGGTCGCTAACGCCCATGCGATCCATGGCACGCTCGGCGCTCCACAGTCGGTTCTGGACAAGGTTGATCGCAGTCTGTGCAAGCTCGATGGTGTCTCGAGGTGTGAGCTCAGGAGGGGTGATAGCAATCTGGTATTCACCGTCAATGATGTTGCCGATTGCCTTATCCTTGTTCTCCCACACGCGTGCGCACACTTCCCATACCTGCTGAATCCAGCTGTAAAGGAGCTTGCGCTTAGGGGAGATACGAGCTTCGTAGTTAGCCATAAGCTGCGCAATAGCACGGCTTGATCCAAGAACGCTGGACGGTGCAAGTCCAAGTAGAAGATCGTTCAAGCCAGAGGCGACTGCAAGTTCACGGTCGATACGCTTGTTGTAATCCTCTACTTGGAACTGAGGAATGAATGGGTTGATGGATTCAATGCGGTTCCCGGCCCCAGGGGTAGCGACCTGGTTTGGCTTCGGGATGGCGTTAGCCGGGACCTCATCGGGAGCCTCAGCGCCTACGAGCTGCCACATCTGACCGCCAACGACGGAGTGGATCATCTGGGCTTGCGCCGTGATCTTCTCGTCCTTCTCCCGGAGGAGCTGCTCGATGTCGTACAGCTCAGGCTTGCCGTATGGGCTGCCTGGGATCATGCTGTTCCGGAGCATGACGTAAGGGATGACCCCCTCAAGCTCAGGGTGCTCAGTGCGCTTCACGACGGTGTTGCCGACGATGATGGCGTTGCACACGAGCGGTGGCTTGCCTGGGGCAGTAGGGTGCTTGTACCAGTAGTCCATGATCTCGATCTTCATCTGGTCGTATGCCGTCTGGTATCGGATCGGATCGCGGTGGTAGCTATTCAGGTAGATGCTGGCGATTGGGTCGTCATGCGTGCTGGACGAGGTGTATGGGAACCACTGGTTGCCATCTCGTACAGGGATCACATCAACGCCCCACTCCTCGAGCACAGCCTGCGGCGACAGGCCGTAGCTGTAAAGCGCCCAGTCTACACGAGTATAGTCAGAGCTGCCGTAGCCAACGTAAAGGTTCTCTGGGGTATCAACGATCTGGATGCGTGGCATCTTCTTGACAGGGTCCCAGAAGACCTTGGCCGCAGTGTTGCCGTACAGAGCCTTGAGGAGAGTGGCCTCTTCGAGCTTAAGGTCAAAGTCGTTGGCGTCCCACCATGCGTAGAAGAGTCGCTCCCGGCGTGCAGCCTGGTTGCGCTCATCCTCAGATGAACCGGTAGGAACGTAGTTAACCACCGGCGTAACAGCCTGAAGCGATGCTGGGATATGCACATAGGATGCATGCAGGTTAACAGAAACGTGCGAGCGTCCTGACAGCCGTGCGCTTGGGTCTTCCGCCCAGTGGTCAGCACCGCCAAGTGTGAAGGTGTTAGGATGGAAGTAGTGGTCGTATCGTCGGTAGATTGCGCGCATGCGGTTCTGTTCCGGCTCAACCATCTGCTTGCGGTTCATTGCCTCAAGAGCAAGGAGGAAGTTCTCGTTCTCCTCAGCTACCTCACCAAGCTGGTTGAGGCGCTGGCGCTCCAGGGACATGCCCTTCTTCTGCTCGGCGGTGAGTGCCTGCAGTCTGTCGAACTTTGGATTGATCTTGGCAACACGCATCTTGCCGCCGGAGATGACGGCATCGTTGATCGTGCGGCCTGAGCCTGCTCGCTTCGTGCGACCATTGGCAATAGCGCTGGGGAGTGCGCGTGCCTTACGGCCCTTCGTAGCGGCTGGTGTAGCCTCTGTCTTGATTGGAGTGCCAGGAGCAGCAACGGCTGCGGTCTTCTGGCCACGGATCTCTTTACGAGCAGTATCGATGGCCTTCTTGATGCCCTCGATGTTTGAACGGGTGACGACGTTAGGATCAGTCGTGATTAGAGAAGGTACTTCCTTCCCGTCCACGAATGACCCAGAGGTCATCTTTAGTTTGTCTTTAGGCATTTGCAATCTCCCCAAAATAACTGAACACAGGCTTCGTCACCGGGTTCGAAGGATTTCTGGTCGCGTGCCTCACCGACAGCGCCAGTGCCATTACGGCATCAGTTTCCAATTTCTTATCGTCTAGTTTGTATCCCATCAGCTGGCGACGGACTTCCATCCATGCGCCTGTGCGCGGGAGCTTTAGTTGCTCCCTGTCAATTACAGCCTTTAGGTCACCCAGAAGTTCAAGTTTCTTGGCCCTAGTTCCGCCGAAGTCAAAGTCTCGTAGTGGCCTAATCACGCTGAACTCTTGCCGGAATAGCTTGCCGCCGAATCCCGTCGAGTCCACGATGGTTGTGCACGATGCTCCATCCTGAAGGTACAGAAGATGCCCCTCGCGTACCATGTTCACTACTGCCGGGATTGTCTGCTTCCCGACCTTTCTCCTGCACCGAACGCCAACGATCATATTGCGTTCTGTGTAGTCCAGGGTGATCGCCCAAGTGGCATCTGATGAGATCCCTGGGTCCACTCCCTGAGCATACCTTCGTCCCTTGTGCGGAGGGATTTCCTCCTCTAGTTCTACGAAGCATTTGTCAATCATCTCCGCATTGAAGTAGGCATCTCTCGATTCGATGAAATACCCATCAATGTTCTGAGGGATTAGGTAT